TGATGCGCAAACGTTCCGTTGTCGATGTTGTGCCTGTGCCAAAAGTCAGCGCACCCGCACCAACGCCGCTGGTACAAATACCTTTGATGTCAGCGTTCACTCCTGCTCCGCTGGAATCGTTGTGATAAAACTGTATCTCTCCAGTGACATCGTTGTTTGCAACGCCAGTTTGCCCCATCTCCAAACGGATTTTACCACCCGGATTGTTTGCCTTCAGACTTAGAAGTTGTTGCGGCGAATCTGTGCCGATTCCCACGTTGCCGCCCGATGTGATGCGAAGCGTCTCGTCCGTCGCAGAGCCATCAGTCTTTTTGAAGATAATTTCGCCATCAGCACTGCCATCTCTCGCAGTAACGATAAGCGCACCGCTAGTGGCCTGAATGGTTGCAATGTCGTTTGTGCCGCTGCTGTCGGTCATCGTGATGGTCGGGTCATCACTTGTCATCGTGACGTTATCAGCCGTCACAGTGCCAGTGACATCCACGCCTGTGCTGGTGGTGGCGAGTTTGGCGGCGTTGTCGAAGAATAGAGTTGCAGCACCGTCTTGACCAAACGTGGCATATGTGTCGCCAGTTGGACTTGCCAGATTAAGAGCAGAAGTTGCTCGGATGTTTAGATCACCCGTCCCAAGATCGTCGATGTAGGAGTGCGTACCTGTATGGTATAGCTGAAGATCATTTCCTGTGCCTATCTTAAGAAAGACGTTGTCGCCGAAGTTCAGGTCAGCAGAGGTTGTACCACCGTCGAAGGTGACGGTGCCGGTCACGTCCACGTTTGCAGACAGATTGATTTGTCCGCTTCCATTTGGGTCAACCGTGACGTTGCCGTTCGTGTCGGTGGACGAGATGGTGTTGCCATCAACCTTGATGTTATCTACGCGCAAGTCCGTTACAGCGGAGTTTGTACCGATAGTCACGCCGTCAACAGACCCGCCGTTGATGTCTGCCGTGTCCGCAACGAGGCTGTCGATATTCACCGTACCGTCAAAGAACCCGTCCTTGAACTCCAACGATGACGAACCCAAGTCGAGAGTGTTGTCCGTCTTCGGTGTCACCGCCGACGCACTGACTACGAGGTCTTGGACCGGACCCAACTTCGTAATCGGGCCACCCTCTGCAGACGTGCCGTCGTGTGTGTGGCCCGTGCTAGAATTGAACGCGGACTCTACGGCGTCGAATTCACCGTCGAGGTCCGAAGCGTTGATGATGTTGCCATCCGCGATATTGTTACCAGTATCGTTACGAGTGTAGCCTGTACCCATGTGTTATCTCCCTTTTAGCGTCTGCCGTAGGTTCCGTATTCGAGCGTCAAGGCATCCAACGAATACGGGGGATTCGTAGACTCCGATGTAAACACCAGCGACACAACGAATCCCGATCCTACTGTTTGACTGTCAAATAGACGCTTAATGGTTCCCCCGTAAGTTCCGGTTCCGAATGTCGCATCGCCGTAGAAAGCAATCGCATTCGATCCGGATGTGTTGTTAAAGTTTATTTCCGCCGGTTGAATTACGTCCGATTCCTCGAAGTCGTACTTCAACGCAACATCTGTCGTCACACTACCCTGCGGATCAGTGTACAAAAAGATACGATAGAACGTCTTTCGTACACGTGGATCGTTGATTGGCAGGAACGGAGTTGAAAAGGTTGCTGGAATGTTAGCCCCATCGAAGTTATTTGCCGACTCCATCTGATACACATAGCCATCATCGTGACCAAAAACAATCAACTCAACTGACCCGTTGTAGTTACTGTCTGCGACGTGTGCCCGTATTCCCCGCAACTCTGCCCAGTTGATCCCCTGCTGGGTCTGTGTTCCCAAGATTCCCTGTGCAGCATCCCGCGTGATATTTGCGTTGAAACCAAACAGGCGGTACTGGCTCTTCTCCCGGATGACAACACTCGAAAACGACGTGTTACGATTTACAAAGTTGGTAACCTCCGTCTGGATCGGCTTCGATACCGTAGCCAAGTCGAAGTCGCCAATCTTTTCCGTCGCACCAAGTGACCGGATACCGTCCGGACCTACAAAGAATATATCCCCCGCAACCTCTTGGATCGTGTCTGTCTGTGTACAACCGATATCCATCGTGATCGGCTGCAACTGAAAATCCGCAATCGAATTACCTACCAGTCTCGATATACGTCTCTCACTAAATATTATAAGCTGTTCTCTGAAAACAATCAAGCCCGTAATTGCACTTCCGGCATTTATTACGCCGCCGCCACTCGCAGCAGAAAAGTCCGAATCCGAAAACGGGGCTGTGAATGTGACATTCGCCCCCTTCGCAAAGAAGAGTTGATTCTTGAAGACAGCAACGTGAGCCGCACCGACTACGTCCGACGGGGCCGCATCCAAAACAGTGAACGTGGTGGTGTCGTAGTTGGCGGGGGCATTCGCTCCGTCAACGAACACGATCTTTTCCGTGCCACTGAAATTGTACCGCGCAGATCGTACCTTTACTGTGCCGTCACGGCTTGTCGAAAGAAATGTAATCGCAGCATCGTCTGCAGGGCTAGAAGCGAGGGCCGGATTGATAGCGAGAGTGGCACCCCCACTCGACACACTTGCGTCAGATGTCACTGTATATACAAGGTCTACACCCGCAATCTTGAATACGTCACCGGCTTGGGGTGCAGCGGACAGGCCGTCTACAACGAGGCTCGAACCCGTCTGACTCGCACCGTTTACAAGGACCGTTCCGTAGTTGGGTACGTTTATGTGCGTGTACCCGCTGCCTGTCGTACGGAAGAGGTCGTCGTTACGCGACACGATCACTGAGTCTTCCCAGCTTGCAATGCCGTTGATCAGGTGGCTCGTTGTCGTCGTGGCGAACGTGACCGCCGCTGCGTTGGCCGGACTCGAAGCAAGGCTGGTAGTCAAAGTGAGAGTGGCGCGATTGTTTGTTGCATTGTACGACACGCCGCCTGTTGCAACCGTGTACGTTCCGGTCACTCCTGTGATTGTCAACGTGTCTCCTGCTTCCGGCGTCTTGTGTATGTTGCCGATAATCAGTGAGGTGCCAGTCTGACTTGCCCCGTGAACGACAGGCGCACCATACGGTGGGACGATGTTGCTGTCGTACTTGTTGAAGCCTTCGATGCGGCGGTATCCGCCCTCGACAGACGGCTCGAAGTTACGCAACACACGCGCAGACCCCGGAGCCTTTAGGCCGTGCTGCAGGGGGGACAAGTTAGTGATCAAGCCGCCCTCGAACTCGACAGGGTATGTTTGCCAGCGATCCGGCATTCCGTTACACCGCTCTCATATACACGTTTTCATTTACAAGAAGGACGCGCATCTGCTTGACGCCCTCGTCGAACTTGCGCTGTGATACCGTTGCCATCTCCAAGTTGTCACGGAACATGTACGCATAGTACATCGCACCGTCTGTGATAACGAAGCGGAACCGCTCCGGTATAGACGGCACGTCACTGTTTAGGGCGAGATCGACGGGGAAGTTGAAGTACTCGAAGTCAACTTGATAGGCTTTGTCCGGATGAGGTACGACACCGTACTCGTTGTTCTGTGCGCGGAAAACGTACTCCGGCACACCGCCCTCATCGACAGATTGATCTTCTTGCTGGATGTAGCGGTCTACGTACTCATCGTACGAAATCTGCTTGAGTCGGCGAGTCTCACCCAAGTCGAGGGTATCGTCCCTGCGTACACGGAAGGTGTCGAAGTCTACGTACTTGGCCTCGTCTGGAATGTTGTAGCGAATAACACCGGCAGTGAGGGTCTCTTCCTCGACGTTGTGATTAAAGGGCCAGCTAAAGTGGGACTGGTTGATGTGTCGGATCGACGAATTCACTGCTTCCTTGATTGCGGAGTAAAAGCCGGTTGCTGTCGAGAAGTTACTTGTCGTAAGCTGTGTCTCGTTCAAGCGTACAGCCACGTCGTTGCACAAGCCTAAGTAGTCATATGCCATCGCTTACCTGTCCCGTACCTTGAGTTTGATAGAACGCTTCGCCGTGCTGCCTGTCGAGTCGATAATCGTACAGAAAAATGTGTACTCCCGATTGACTACACCGCCGCCGATGTTGATCGTTGCGACAGTGTTGGTGTTCGTCTGGCTCACATTCTGAATGCTGTCGGTGGTTGCTGAACTAGACGCCGTTGTCAGGGTCTCACCCGCAGCGAGAGTTGTCTCGGTCGTGTACACCGGGGTCTTTACCGACCACGTTACTGAACTGATTGTTGCCGTACCGAGAAAGCGAGACCAGTCAACATTGTAGTCGAGGGTCTCATCCGGGTCTTTGAAAGGCCACTTGAAAGCCATAGGGTTACTCCAAAACGTGAACAGTGCGCTGTGCAGATGACGGAAGTGCGGGTATCTCGACTGTTCTTTTTTCTGATATTACGTGGGCTGTACGTTCTGCTGTGGTGGACATGTCACGCTGCTCTCGGTACGTAGC